TTACCTACAAAAAATTATCGCAACAGTTCCATGTACTGTACCCCACTCGCTCACGCAAACAGGGGGGTCTAAACGATAGTGAGTACTAACTAACATTATGTAAGTAAGTGCTTACTATCGCTGTATGTGTTGTTCTTATGCCATTCATACGCACGTGAACGCGTGAACGTATGCAAGAACGCACAACCTATCTTGCTATTGTGCATATATGCACGCATGCATGCTTGCTTGCTGGCGTTAGTCTTTAGCATCTTTTAAGTTTAGCGTTTCATGTTCTATTGTTTCGCCTTGTATTATTCTGGCGGATGCATGCGTTAAGGCGTCTTTTAGATTTACGTTGATAACTTTCTCTTGTCTGTCCGCCCAATTGTCCGGATCTCTATTTTTTAAGAAAAAGATTGCGGAAGTTTCTTTGCCTTCCATTGCGTTCTGGAACACTTTGTTGGCGACTAATTGAACGGCTTTATAACGACCCTTTTTTATAGCTTGTGCAAATTGCTCGTTACGTTTCTTTTCTCTTGTGATTGTTGAGATATTTACACCGAGCAATGTTGCAATCTGCGTCTCGCTTAAACCATCGCCAGACCATGCGGAAATTTGTTTATAATCATCTTCAGTTAGTTTTGCCAACTTTCTCTTCCTTCCTGGTTTCTCCTTACTCATGCCGATATTCTAGGCTATTTTGAACATTCAAAGAAGTATTTAATAATTAAAGAGTTATATATGTTGCATTTGCGTATACGCAATGCTACTATATATATAACTAGGTAATTAAATCTAGTTACTACGGAGAAAAAATATGCAATATATAGCAATAACAAGAGAATACTTTGACAAGGATAATGGCAATAGTTATTTCAGCACCAGAATAGAGGACGTTGAAAATGACAGAATGTATATCTTACCTTTCCAATATGGTTATGGTAATCAATCAGAACATGAAACAAAAAAAGTTATTAAATGTTTTAATAAAAATGTCTCATGGAATGATATTGAATTTATCAAGTATGAGAACTGTACAGAAACAGCAGTTAAACAACACGGCCAAGGAATAGAGGAAAACTATATTTCTAATCCTGGTTATTATTATCAAGATTAAGGGTGAGCCAATGAAATACCAAATAATAATAAACAACGGATCTCTTAAAGGTTTTATAGCCTTTAAGGGTCCATGCCTTGCAACCATGCAAGATAAATTTAAACGCCTAGAACAACAAGGCCATAAACTAAAACTTATAAGGGGAAACTAAACAATGAATATTAAAACTAGAATAATAGAGGAAGTGTACGACACTTTGATGAATAACGGAGAATACCAAAAAGAGTTTAACTTTGCTGAGAATCCGAACATCATTCCATATCTGGACTATGCAACTAATAAAATACACTTAGACATTAATAATAAAAGTTATGTTCTAAAATTAGAGGCGGTTACACAATGAAAACAACTAATTACTTATTTATATATACAACTAAAGACGCAAAGATTAAAAGATACGAGGTTAAATGCTTATTTAAAAAAGACGCTTACCTTAATTTTTTTAGAGATGTAAAAGCAAAAGATGTAATAGATTTTGAGATACATAGACAAGACGAAGGAGGAACTATCTAATGGAAATCAAATTAAATACCTGGGATATAAACGAAGCAATAGAGGACTATTTAAAAAAGAAATATAAACTTGATATTGATATAACTAATGATATGGAGATGTACCCTTGCCTTGAACATACCGTGCGTAAATATGATTATAAGAAGTTTAAAAACGGTAAATATAAAACCGATAAAGACGGCTATAAAATTATTGATGATAATACAATCAAGTATGAAACCGAGTACGCGGAAATAACCGAAGATTCAAAAATAAGTTTTTATATTTATTAAATAGAGGGGAACTTAAACAATGAACATAAACGAAAAAGAAAAACTTAATGAAGTCATAAACGAACTAAGCGAAGCAATAGAGCAATATGAGTCTTTAAATGAAACATGGTTTACATCTTGTTTAGAAGATAAAGAATATGATTTGCTTATAGGTGCATTGATACCTTTAGCATCTATGCAAAGGGCAAATGAAAAACTACAAAAATTATGGGTTACACAATGACACAGCAAGATCAAAACGCGTTAAAGAAACTTAAAAGAAAATACCCAGAACTCTCACGAGTGGGTAACAACAACAAACAAGTAGACCAAAGGCGACAGAAAATTATGATGTCAACTAAAGACTATGAACTATATTTAAAACTAACTAACCAAAAAGGGGGAAATGATGAGAGCTGAGAAAAAAATATTTAACTATATAGGATTAGAGAAAATATACTCTAATTTAGACGGCAAATATAGATATACGAAAGTTGTGAGGGGTTGCAAATACAAAAATTCTAGTTTTATGTATACAGGAGAGCCATTAATACCAAACATTAACAAGTTAAAAATGAATGATACTTTTATTGAGGAGCAAAACTAATGGACCTACAACTATTACTAATGCTAATTTTTATGGCGTTCTGTTTATACGCAACAGCTCTAATTATTAACGATAGCGACAAAAGAAAATGATTTTTTCTATAAACATAAACGGAAATATTGTTGACTGGTGCTATAACTTAAATTGCCAGGACAAGCAATATCATAAAACGTGGATTCCTAAATTAAGGGATATCCAGATAATAACTAAAGATCTAAACGGCCTTACAGTTAGCGAGGTTAAAAAGATAATCTTAGAAGATATACAACCAGATATAAACATGGTTAAAGAACATAATAATAAACTAGCGAGAGCGAGGAGAGTAAGGGCATGAAACCACTAACTAAAAAACAACAAAAAGAATTAAAGGAAAAAATGGGATGGCATGATTTTGAAATAGATCAACGCTCAACTCATAGTGCATATATAACCATGGGCGATGTTACAGTTTATGTAGATAATTCAACTAATGAGCAAATAGTAAATGTATGGCAAGACCAACCGCTAGGATGGGGAGAAAAAACTATACATAACTCATGGACTAACCCAAAAACATTAAAAAGGGAACAAGAATGAAATACCAATATGATTATAAAGTAAAACTTAATTGGCAAGATTCCTCTACTGTAGAGGGAAGCGACAAAGATGACGCTTATAAAAGAGCGTACGGACTTATTAAATATGCAATTAAACATGATATTTTAGATGTTAAAGACTTGCTTGATGTAGAAATTACCAAGTTTATACCAGAAAAAAGATACACTAATTGTAAGTATTGCGGAACATCAATAATACATGATAACAAGGGTAGACCTAAAAAATATTGCAATGCATCACATAAAAATATGTATAACTTTAAAAAGAAAAAAAGGAGAAACAAGAATGTTAACGAAACTAATTAACTTATTTAAAAAAGAAAAAATAGATTACACACCAAAAGAGGAACGCAAAGGCCTATCTTATGCTATGGCGGAACATAAATACGCTTGCCATTTAAGAGATCATTTTGGTTTAGTTGGGGAAATTGAATACCCAAACGAACAAGCATCTAAGCAACACAGAGACGGCACATGGCTTTTATTATCAATAACAGGGGTAAGGCTAGGGACAGTCTCTAATAATGGAACTGTGAGGACTACATGAAGCGAGAGGACATACCAAAACATTTACGACACTTAGAGGAATGGAAACTAAAAGCATTGTTCTATTTATTCAGGAGTCCAAAATGAGCAACTTACATAATCAGGAACAACTAGAAAACCAATTTGATGACATACTAGACCAAGTATATAAATGGGATAGTAAAGGGTTACTAGAAACTCAAATTAGAGACGTAGTCTTAGCCTATGGTTTACATCAAGACGATGATCGCGATGAAATATTACAATTCATAGCGGAAAGTATTTTAAACGACAATTACGAGGTAGCATCAATATGACAGGTAAAGGATCTGGAAGACGCAAGGAAGACATAAACAAGATACGCAATAACTGGGATAGCGTATTTGGTAAAAAGAAAAAGGAACTAATAACCGAAGTAACAATCGAATTTACC